GGGGAACCACGGGTTATCGGTAAAATTGACTTTGAGAACCGTCGAATCCTTTGGCGGGGTTGGGCCACGCAGCAGAAAGTCGACGGGGTCGCTTTGCTGGCGCGGGTTCCAGGTGAACCACAGTTCTGAGTCTGGCTTGCGGATTGTTGGCCGCAGCAGGTCCAGACTGGTCTGGCTCAGGCTCTGGGCTTCTTCCACCCAGGCGCAATCGTAGCCTTCCAGCGACTTAATCGAGTCGGCGGTATGGTTCTGCATACCCTGGAAAATAATCGCGCCGTCGCCCTTCCTGGACTTGATGACCACGTCCTGCACCTCAAAGTACGCGCCGGCATTCATAGCCTCGATCTTTGTCTCAAGCAAACGCTTCACGGACTGGTTCAAAGACTTCTGGATTTCCCGGACGCAGACGCTGCGCCGCTTCTGATCCATGATGTGGGCCTCGATCATCAGCTCGGCAAACATATGACTCTTGCCAGAATTGTGATTCACGATGCCGTCGCTCAAATAATTTTCATATCCAGGAACATGCAAATCCCAATAAACAAGGCGGTCGTGGTTGCAAATGTCTTTGACCTTCACTAGAATAGGGCGGTCGTGGTGACAACTAAGGACTTCACATGGAATATCGCAAATCTCGAACTTTGGCGTGTAAATCTCTTTTTGATGGTTTTGTGCCCGATTTCTCATCAAGCCGTCATCCAGAAAGAAACAAGCGGATTGTTCATCTTGCGTCTCAAGGCTACTTTTCCCATGAGATTGCAGAGCAACTTGGGATTTCTGCCAAAGCAGTGCAAAAAGTCTATCGTCGCTACAACTTTCCATTTCTTCAAAACTTTGCGCCACCTTTACTCGATCAGCGTACTGGTTGGAAAGGCGGCATAAAAGAGGCAAAGGGTTATCTTTACTCAAGAACTCCTGGGCATCCGAATGCTTCAAAGCATGGAAAATATGTTGCTGTTCATCGTCTTGCAATGGAGAACAAACTTTGTCGATATTTGCTCCAGACTGAAGTTGTCCATCATCTTGATGGCAATCCAAAAAACAATGATCCAAACAATCTTGGCCTGTATCAGTCAAACGCAGATCATCTGCGCGAGACTTTGAAGGGTCAATGCCCGAAGTGGTCTGAGGATGGCAAAGTTGCTCTTGATGTTGCGCGTAGACGACCTCGTCGGACGTTGAAAGTTCGCAGCATTGAACCCAACCTCGTTGAGTAAGGAACCGATGTTGGTCGGTTACGGATATTGATCGACCATTTTCAAGCGTCACTTTGTAAAGCTGTTGCTCATCATAGGCAATCGCTGGTGTTGCCCACGCATTGATTATTTGGCCTTTGTGCCATGCGTAAACAAATCCTCCTTTGAATTCTGAAACCTTCACAGGTCCATTTGAAGTATCAATAGGCGTGTCAGGATGAATGCAGCCCCGGCCTCCCCAAGCGCCCTTGTAGCGACTGGCCTCGAGCAAAGGCACGGCCCATTCTGGCGTTTGCAGCTGGAGAACCTTAGCCATTCTTGACGATCACGCGCTCAATCTTGGTGAACTCAAGCGGCACACCATCAGCGCCAGTCAGCTCGTGCTTCTGGGTTTCTGCCCAGCGCATCTGGGTCTTGCTCCACCAGATGGCTGCGGTCGTGTCGCCTGCCATGACCTTCTGGAATAGGGTTTTCCCTACCTGTCCATTGGCCTTGGCTTTTCCGGACACCAGCTCGGTTGCGAAGTGAGCGCGTAGCGTGTCAATGTGGATTCCATCGCGCACCAGCACTGCGATCTGCTCGATCGGCAGGCCGTAGCCTGACAGGGCTTCGACCTGTTTGCGCTCGGCATCGGTTGGCTCAAAGGCTGGTCGGCCAGCGCCTGGTCGAGCTCCACCATTTGGGCCACGCTTTTTTAGTAGTGGTTTTTCAGTTTTGGTTGCCATTTTTTACCTCCGCGAAAGGTTTTCCGGTTTCTGCGTGAACTGCAATTTTGCCTGTGAAGTCCTGCCATCGCTTGATGATCACATCCACATACTTGGGATCGAGTTCCATCAAGTGTGCTTGGCGATTGGTTTTTTCAGCTGCGATCAGTGTGCTGCCACTTCCACCAAATAAATCGAGCACCAGCTTCACTTTGTGGTTTTCCATCGCACGTTTTGCCAAGTCTGTTGGTTTCTGCGTTGGGTGGTGTGAGTTCTTGTGGTCACGTGAAACATCCCAGACTGTCACTTCATTCGTTGGGCCATTCCAGTTTGGTGCTTTTCCTTTTTTGAAGGCATAAATGCAAGGCTCATGCTTTGCTTTGTACTGAGCACCAATGGCTCCAAACTGGGCAACATTCTTGTTCCAGATAATCCAGCACCGAACTTGGTATCCAGCCTCACTTAGTCCTTCCAAAACATCTGTGGCAAAGCGGTCAGCAAACCAGAGGTAAATCGGTGCATCGTCTTTTGATGCCAAATAAGCATTTTTGACAGGCAAGTCGTACATGTTCACATCGTCATCATTCTTGAGCTTATCTCGACGTTTTTCTGTGGCATGGCCTCCGTCATAGTCCACACCATAAGGCGGGTCAGTGAACACCATGTCAGCCTTCTGCCCATCCATGAGCTTGTCCACCGCATCAATGCTGGTCGAGTCACCGCACATGAGCCTGTGCTTTCCCAACACCCAAACATCGCCAAGGACAGTGACTGGTTGCTCAGGCAGCTCAGGCACTTCGTCCTCATCAGTCAAACCAGGATTCAACTCCACCGGCATCAGCGCAGCGATCTCATCGGCTGTGAAACCAATCAGATCAAGGTCAAACCCCAGATCACCAATCTCGCCAAGCTCAAGCGCCAGCATTTCATTGTCCCACCCTGCATTGAGTGCAAGTTTATTGTCGGCCAGCACGTAGGCGCGTTTCTTGGCATCTGACCAGCCTTTGGCCACCATGACAGGAACCTCGGTCATTTGCAGGCGCTGTGCGGCCAGTGTTCGCCCATGCCCTGCAATGATGCTGCCTTCCTCGTCTACCAGGATTGGCGTAGTCCAGCCCCATTCCTTGATGCTGGCTGCAATCTGGCCGACTTGCTCGTCGCTGTGCGTTCTGGCGTTGCGAGCGTACGGCACCAGCTTGTTGATGGGCCATTGTTCAACTTTGTCGGCGGGGTTTGTTGTCATGCTGGATTTTCCTCTGATTTCGGTTGCGGGATTTCTGCTGGCCATAGTCCTGCGTACACCAGCTGGTCAACGGTCCTGCGGTGCGCCAGGTGCCAAGCGGCCTGGCGTTCTGCCCTGGATCCGCAAGCGCCTTGGTCAATGTGTTGATGGCACTTCATGCAAAGCGCTGCGGTATATTCGTCACTTGCCTTAAGCGCTTTACCTTTGCCGCCGCCCCAGTTGGTGTGGGCTGCCTGGACGACTTCCTGACTGCCGCAGAGTTGGCAGTCAAGGCTGGCCACCAATCGTAGGAGTTTCTTGCTTCGGATATAACTGTGCTTCGGAAATTTCAGTTCGTTCATAAGTATTGAATCGGTGCAGGTTTCCGCATTCGTAGCGTCGATAAGTAACATTGTGCACTCTTGGCTGCATTTGCCTAACAACGGCCCAGGCATTACAAGTCGGACATTTCATAGATCAATTCCTTTTTCCGCTGACCAGGCCAGCAACCATTCAATAAATTCAGAGGCATCTGGAATGGTGAACTTCCTGCTTTGCCATCCGAGTTGAACTACTCGTTCGCCATCGAGGCTTGGCGCAACCTTCCCAATCTTTCGGTCTGTTTCGCTGGCCCACTGGTCAATCAATAGTCTTTTCCAATCGTCTGCTGACCATTTTGATCCTGCCGCCTTCATGGCTTGGTGGATCTTGTCAATGATTGCGTGGAACATATCGTTCTGCATCGATGACCTGGTGGAGCGTTTCACTTCCAAGCGTATTGAATGCCCATCTGCCAGACTTTGCTTAATCTTCGGCCAGATCGTTTTGATGATCCCATTGGCCTGTTCTGGATTGTGCAGCTCAAAGATCATAAAACCCTTAGCATCGACAGGGCTGATTCTGGGCTGTCAACAATCGCCAGTGGCCCACCTCTCCAGGCTCCGTGCCAGCGCAGCTGGTCCTCCGTCAATCTTCGCTTCGATGCCGGCTTGGCTGAATCTTTAACTTCCATAAGCAATGTCTGGCTTTTGAATCCGACAAGCAGATCAGGTACGCCCTTGCCAACAGATGCCAGAGACTGCACCGTAGCGCCAGCCGCCCGTAAAGCCTTGACCACTTCTTCATGGTTTGCGTCCGTCCTGGCGGCTCTCATTGCGGGCCTTGTTCATGTCGTTTCGCAAGATAAGCGCTGCACCAGGTCCTCGGCTGCGTTCGATCTTCTGGATCATTTCTGCCCACCATGCGTTCGCCGGTCCCAATCCTTTCTCGCGCTGAAGGGTTGTCCACCTGGCCAGCCATTCCCTGGCTTCGCATTCTCTGCGCCATTTTTCCGAGTGGTTGTTTAATGTCACCGGTTGCTTTCAGTGCTTGATTTATTTCATGGCTTGGGTATTCGGAACCTTCCCGGAACCGGTTTAATATTTTGTGCGCTTCGTCTCGAGTCATCTTGATACCTTCATCTTCTGGCTGATCTCGCGCAGCTTGGCCAGCGCTTCCGCTTTGGCTTTCTCCGTCACGATCTTTTCGTGCATCGTCGGCTGTCTTGAGATCCGGAACGCTGGCTTTTCTGGGATCGCTGGCCCGTCTCGCAACAGTCTGTAAAAGGCAAGCGCCGATGGTGGCCGATCTGGGTTCATGTGCTTTAGTGCCCAATCCATCTTTGGCCTGTAGGTGAGGCCGCGGCCGCATTCATGGATCCAGGTTTGCCGGATGATTGTCGGATCAATGCCGCGCCAGTGATTCGAAAAGGTGGCGCCGTAGATTGCGCTCATCTTCGTGAAGATGTAGTCAAAGCCGGTTTCAGCATCACAGAAGTCGTTCATTTTGCACCTCGATCGTTTCGGTTGCCCAGAAGGGTTTCGGTGTTGAAAGGCCTCGAGTGAGTGCCGTCATTGTTGCTTGCCGGCTGTCGGCTGCATTGACCTGATCGATGGTCCACTTTGCTTTGAAGCCTGTCCAGCCTCGAGCGCAGCACATGGCCAAGGCTTCTTCCAGACTTAGACCGGCAATCCTGGCTTCCTTGCCGATGCCTTGAATGGCTGTGAGGGTGACGGGTGCGTTCTTTGCTTTCCTCAAGACAAGGAACGATTCAAAAACTTCCTGAGAAACGCCGTCAGGCGTAGCAACGACAGTTGCTGTTCTCTTCTTCTTTTGGTTAGTGGTTAGTGGTTCTTGGTTAATGGTTAGTGGTTTATGGTTAGCATTGCGTTCGCATTCCGTTGGCAATGCGTTCGCATCCACTTTTTCCTTTGCCCACCTAGCGTTTGCGCTGGCCGCCGATTTCTTGGATTTTTCTTGGTACGACGCAAGCTCTTCGCCGATCCTGTTCTGCCACCAGCCAGCAGTCTCAGTCAACGTAAAAAACTCTCGCAATACGGTCGCAATGCAGTCGCAATGCGAACGCATGCGGATCAGCTTTCCGATCTGCTCAATGTCGTTTGGGAGGGGTCTTTCGTGAAGGAAGCACCAGTCGATCATTCGACGATAGGCTAAGTCCTCCAGCGGCTCCAGGTGGCCGGTGTGCGCGGAATAGTCCCCGATGTGGAACTTGTAGTAGTGCAAGAAAAGTCTCCTTTGGTGGACGGACCCAGTCTAGAAATTACCGGGTGCTGCCCAACCATTGCGGTTGTGAAAACGGTTACTGAGACCGTCCCCAAAGGAGACTGTGCTGCAGCAACACCAAATTACGCTTTCTAGGGCGTTGATCCATCTTAACTCTTAAACCACTCAGGCCGCAACAGCCTGAGCTGCCAAATGCGCGCTTGGGGGATCTTTTTCCACTGACTGATCGCGGCCGCCGTGATGCCAAGCATCTTGGCCAGTGCGGCAGCTGTTCCTGCCAGGTTGATTGCTTTGTCTTTGTCCATCCCGCTATGTTAAGCGCACTGCATGGGAAAGTAAAGCCTTGCAATACCCTACAAAGTTAAGGGGTCTTTACAAATAGTCCTTGCATTGCTTGTTTAGCTGGCTTATGATGCAGCCATGCCGTAGCAAAACGCAAGCGGTCTTGAAGGAAGCAAAATGATCTACCTCTCCTGTGCTGACACTGCCAAATTGATCCGGACTGCTCTGAAAGAGTCATTCCCAGGCGTCAAGTTCGCCGTTCGGTCTAACGTCTATGCTGGTGGCGCAAGCATCGATGTGGCCTACACCAACGGCCCGACCTATGACCAGGTAAAGACTGTCACTTCAATGTTTGTCGGTGCATACTTCGACAGCTCAACCGACTACAGAGGCTCCGTCTACAACAGCCTGGACGGCAAAGAAGTCCGGTTTGCTGCGAACTACGTTTTCATCAGCCGTAAATTTTCCAAAATGGTTTTGGAAATATTGGTTGATGCAAACTGCAAGTATTACGGTTATGCAACGCCGGCCATTGTCGACAGCGGGTTTGGCGCTCAAATTTCCGATCAGGTCGACTATGAAACAAATCGCAGGATGATGGATTCTGTTGGCAAAGCCAGCGCTTGCGAAACCCATTACAGCCCGACGCTGGCCCGTGTTGCCTTCCTGGGTGATGACGGTTACGGTCAAGGCTGCGTTGGTCGCCTGGCTGCTTAAATCAACGGGGCTTCGGCCCCATCTAAAGGATTAATCATGTTTCCCACACGAATCACAAAACTTCAAAAGCTGGTTGAGAGCGCCAAGCCAGAATTTGACGCAAAGACTTATTCGGCCTGGTTGGCTTTGGCGGCAGAGGCCCACCAGCTCGCCAGGGAGCTGGACAACTTCGAAGGGTCCGGAACCATTTGGAACGAGGACGAGCACGAGGCCTGGCATGACTGGGGCGATAGCAAAGCCCTGATCAGCTTCCGCAGCTGCGATCAATACTGCGTCGCTGACACTGTCCGCGTCAATGGCTCCTGGATCGAAGTCGAGACGAACGTCCCTTATTCCGTTTCTTACAAATGGGACACCGACGAGTCGCATAAGATGCAAGAGCAGCTCGCCCAGGATAAATGCGACGCAATGGAGGCTGACTATGAATGACGAACCAAGCATGATCAAGATCGTTTTGATGGCTGCTGTAACAGTCGGCCTGATCTACCTGGCCATGTGGCTGGCGATGGCGATATTCTAAAAAAAGTTGCATTTATTTTTCTAGAGCCCTTGCATTGCTTGTTTAGCTGGCTTATGATGCACACATGCCCTAGCAATTCGCAAAGGGTCTTTTAGGAACAACATGAAAACATTTTCTTACACCCGCCGCACACCAACTAACGTACTTTTTGTTCAGTTTGGCTTGAATCTTGTTAGCACAGGCGGAAGCGCACTGAAGGACTTGCGCGAGGACGTTTACGACAACGCTCGCAACAGCGCTAAGGACGGTGCGGAAATATGCGGTGTTTACGCAATTGCCCTTTCAGGTGGCGAACCTTACTCAGTTTGGAAGTAAATCAACCTTGGGGCTTCGGCCCCTATCCCCTAACAGGGTCTTTTAAGGAAAAATCATGGAATCTTCATTCAGTAAAGTCGCAGCGGCCTTGGTCAAGGCCCAACGAGAATTCGGACCGGCTCTTAAGTCGTCCAGCAACCCACACTTTAAATCCCGTTACGCCGACCTGGCCGCCTGTGTTGAGGCCGTCATCGAGGGCTTGAATAACAACGGCATCGCGCTGATGCAGCGTGTCAGTTCTTACGACTCTGGCGTGGTGGTCGAGACTGTATTCGTCCATGAGTCTGGCGAAGTGATCAACTGCGGCCAGCTGCAAGTGCCGGCTACAAAGCAGGATGCCCAGGGTTACGGGTCTGCATTGACTTACGCTAGGCGCTATAGCCTGATGGCTGCTTGCGGGATCGCTCCGGAGGATGACGACGGCAACGCCGCCAGCAAGCGCCCACCAGCTGC